AGATTTCAAAGTCGTATTTAATATCGAGTGGACGAATGCGCTATGGCCGCGCGTTGCGACGGTGAAAATCTATAACCTGAAGAAAGACACTGTCAGCCGAATTCAGGGCAAGGAGTTTTCCAGGCTGAAGATGATCGCCGGTTATGACGGTCTGTCCACTCCGGTCGATTCCAGCCAGGTTGGTATTGCGCGCAATGTCGATGCGACTCAGGTCGGCCAGACTGACGGTCAGAACTTCGGCCAGATATTCGACGGTGAGATTCGTTTTACGATAACCGGGCGCGATAATCCGACCGACACTTACATCCTGATTCAGGCCATTGACGGTCATCAGGCTTTTGTGGCCGCGAAGGTCAACACGACGCTGGCAGCGGGATACACGGTGGCAGATTTGCATGCCGCCACGATGCAGAGCTTCCAGCCATTTGGCGTGACGCAGGGTATTACTGCTCAGATGCCGGACACCGTATTCCCCCGCGGGCGCGTGATGTATGGCATGGCCCGAGACGTGATGAGCAACGTTGCTGACCAGTGCAATGCCAACTGGCAGATTGTGGATGGTCAGGCGCAGATGGTCAGCACTGATAAGTACATCCATGAGGCGATCGTGCTTAACAGCCGTACCGGACTCATCGGCATGCCTCAGCAGACCATGGGCGCTGGCGTTAACGTGCGATGCCTGATTAATCCCAATATTCGGTTGAGCGGTCTTATTGAGCTAGACCAGGCATCGGTGTATCGCTCAGCGCTCTCCAGCGACGAAGTTCAGCGGTCCGGAGGGCGCATATTTGAGACCGAAAATAACGGGAATCTGAACGTTAATGGAACACTGCAACAGCCCGCAAGTATTGCGACCGATGGCGTGTATATCGTGCAATCCATCAGTTATACTGGTGATACACGCGGACAAGCCTGGTATATGGATTTGATGTGCAGCGCCAGAGGTTCCGCAGACCTTCAGTCAACATCGGCATTAAACAGGAGTGCTGAGGCTTGAAAAGTTCATTTTTAGTTGCCGTGCTTTCCCTTTTCAGTGCGGCTGCCTTTGCAAGTGATCTGGCAAAGCCTCTAATGCAGTGCGGGCCATTTACGCTGTCATCAAGCAATGATGGATTCATGCATGTGAATAACGTCCGCCCAGTTAGCCAAAAATTCAGTTTCACTAATGTGGCGGATGATTATAGGAACATCACTTACCAATGGATGGTGCCGCGCACTGATTACCCTGGCTTCTACGGCATGGACTACATCAAACGTAATGGCAAAGCCATCCTGAACGTTGAGGCGATCCGTTCAAACATGAACGAGCCCAGAATGTTCGGGACGTACGATTGCAAGAAAATCACTTAAGCCTGCAAATGGAAATGAAGATGAAGATTAAATTAATTTGTTTGGTTTTATTGATTGCTCCCACTCTATCTTACTCAAAAACCGTTTCAGATTTTATTAACGAGCATCCTGATTTAGCTAATCAACCGGTAATCAAGTCCGCTATTCAGCAGGGTGCTATCGGCAATGCTGCGATGGATGCCATGAGTAACGGTTCAGGTAGTGAGACGCTAAGCGTTGATTCTCAGAAGCTGTTAAAAGAGAAAGGCTATGAATATGCTATTACAGCTGTCCGGGACCTGTCTGTAAGCGCTTGCGGAGAGGGTGGGATAGCTGACGTTTATGGTTTTAAAGAAAAAGACTGCCAGATAATTCAAAAAATAGATTCTGAGATTCAATAACCCGCCTCGGCGGGTTTTTTTTGGAGCTAATATGCCCGTTTCACCACAATCACAGGCTGGCGGTGAATCGCAGGCCTATAAAGCCTTGTCAGATTCCATCTTCTCTATGCTCCGCGTCTCCATGCCTGGCATTATCCAGACCTTCGACCCGATCGCCTGTACCTGCACTGTTCAGCCTGCCATCAGTGGTCAGGCAGCCGATGAGCTGGGTAACTTCAAATCTGCACCTCTTCCTTTGCTTCTCGACGTCCCGGTACTGTTTCCCCGCGGTGGAGGATGCACGATCACCTTCCCGATTAAAGAGGGGGATGAGTGCCTGGTCATCTTCAGTGACCGCTGCATTGATTTCTGGTGGCAGAACGGCGGTGTACAGGAGCCTGTAGACCCACGCCAGCATGACCTGTCAGACGCCTTCGCTTTTGTCGGCCCACAGTCGCAGGCGGAGAAAATCAACAATATCAGCACCACCACGATGCAGATGCGCACCGATGACGGGGCTGCCTATATCGAGCTTGACCCGAACAGCCATGCGGTAAACATCGTCGCCCCGGGCGGCCTTAACGTCACGACTCCGCTGGCGAAGTTCAGCGAGGCAGTAACGATAACGGGCATGCTGACATGGATGGGCGGCATGGTGGGTAGCCTCGCGACCGGAACTGCAGCAAAAATTACCGGCGCCATCGAATTCCTTGGCAGCCTGAAATCCAACGGCAAGGACATCAGCGATCAGCATACGCACAACGGCGTACAAAGCGGCAACAGCAACTCAGGCAAGGTGAACTGATGCGATACAGACGCGAAGATGAAAACGGTGATTACACCTTCGGGAAAGGGGATGACACCTGGCTGATTAACTCACCAGAGTATGTTGCTCAGGCCATTAAAACCCGATTCCTGCTCTGGTACGGTCAATGGTTCCTCGACACTACCGAGGGTACTCCATGGGTTCAGTCGGTACTCGGTAAGCAGAAGCCTGAAACGTATAACCTGGCCATCAGGAAAAGGATTCTTGAAACACCCGGTGTTAACTCAATTAAGTCGTTCGATACCAACCTTAACACCTCATCACGGCGTGTGATTTTCACCGCAACCATCGACACCATCTACGGAACGACGACAGTCACAAGCGAGGCATAATGGCTCTCAATTTAGATACGCTGGGGCTCTCCGCTACGGTGACCGCCTCAGGAATAAGTGCGCCCGATTATCAGACGATACTGAGTAAGCTCACCGAATATTTTCAGCAGATTTACGGTACCGACGCTTACTTAGATCCGGACAGTAAAGACGGCCAGATGGTGGCGTTGGTAGCCCTGGCGGTGCATGACGCTAACAACACGGCGATTCAGGTTTACACCTCATTCTCACCATCAACCGCCATGACAGACGCGCTTACCCGAAACATCAAAATTAACGGTATCACGCGAAAGCCTTCGACGAATTCCACGGTTGACCTGACGCTCAGCGGCACTGCCGGAACCACGATCACCAACGGCTCCGTTAAGGATGCGAACGGTATTATCTGGAACCTTCCCGCCAGCGTAACTATCGGCGTGGGAGGCGCAGTGACTGTGACAGCAACCTGCGCCGTTCCGGGCGCAGTAGCAGCTGTGATTGGCTCAATCACTCAGATAAACACACCTACCCGAGGCTGGACGGCCGTAACCAACTCAGTGGCAGCAGCAGTTGGCTCAGATGCAGAAAAGGACTCGGCACTGCGCATCAGGCAGGGCCAGAGCGTTGCTATCCCGTCCCTGACACCATTTGAAGCCGTTGATGGCGCACTGGCTAATGTCGCTGGCGTGACCAGGCACAAACTCTATGAGAACGATACCGGCGCGACTGATGCCAACGGCATCCCCGGACATTCTATCGCGGCCATTGTTGAGGGCGGAGATGTCACCCTGATTGCACAAACCATCCGGGGAAAAAAAGGTCAGGGCGTGGGGACGTTCGGCAGCACAACTACGCAGGTACCTGACAAATACGGCAACCCGCATGACATCAGCTTTTCGCGCCCGACCAATGTTCCAATCTACGTGGCCCTGACTCTCAAGGTTTTCACAGGTTACACCACGCAAATCGGTGAGCAGATAAAGCAGGCGATAGCTGATTACATCAACTCTCTGACAATCGGGGATGATGTCTTGCTCAGTCGCCTCTATTCACCTGCAAACCTTGGTGTTGTCAGTGGCGGCAATGCTCGTTATTACGACATCAACAGCCTGCAGATAGGCAAGTCGGCTGACGCTTTATCTGCCTCAAACATTGTCATCGCCTATAACGAATCCGCGACCTGCAGTACAGCGAACATCTCCATTACGGTGTCGCCATGAGTAAATACACAGACCGTATAACCAATTACCACAGGGGGAAGCCCCTTTTCGTTGATCACGTTGATTTGTCGACCCGGCCATTGGCAGACGTGTCCGCTGCAATGTATGGCCTGATTTCAGCGTTTGATATCGATGAGGCGATTGGCGTTCAACTGGATGCGCTGGGTGAGTGGATTGGCAGGAGCCGGATTGTCAGCCAGCCAATATCAGGCGTTTATTTCTCGTTTGATACCGCGGGTCTGGGGTGGGATCAAGGTGTCTGGCAAGGGCCGTATGACCCCGATGCCGGCTACACCAGCCTCAGTGACGAAACCTACCGCATCATCCTGAAAGCAAAAATAGCCATCAATAACTGGGATGGAACCAACGATAGTCTGCCTCAGATTCTTGAAACTGCGCTGGAAGGTTCGGGCCTGACGATGCAAATCGTCGACAACCAGGACATGACGATTTCGGTATGGGTTTTCCCTGAAGAGGACATCAGCCAGGTATCCCTTGAGCTTCTGGCCGCTATCAAGCAAGGCTACCTGACAGTTAAAGCTGCCGGAGTATGGGCGGGGGACATTCAAACACCTTCTATTTTAACACCATCTGTTGGGTCGAAATTCTTCGGCTTTGATATGGACAATGAATATATTGCCGGATTTGATGACGGCGCATGGGGAGTGACACTCTAATGGCTACAAATAATTTTAAACCGTTCGCACAAGCTGCAAGTGCTAATGTCATGTCTCAATCAGATTACGAAGCACTCAGCGCGCTGCTGACTGGCTTTCAGAGTGGTAAAGCGTCATCTGCGCAAATTAATAAAGCTTTGCGTCAGTCATCGGCAATGGCCTATGTTTTAGCTCAATTCATTTCAGACTCAGCGAATGTGGACGTTCTAGATAATGGAAGCACGTCTGCTATCCTGGCGAACCTGAAATTAGCCATGACAACCTTAACGCCAGGTAGATTGCTCGGAAAAAGAATTCTCAACACTTCTGGGGCTTACACACCAACAGTCGGCACCAAGTCCATTATTGTTGAAGCGATTGGCGGAGGTGGGGCTGGCGGCGGTAGTGTTGCTACAACTTCTGGTCAGCAGTCCTCTGGAAGTGGAGGTTCTTCTGGAGGGTATGTGATGGCATCTTTTACTTCAGGTTTCTCAGGAGCGAGTTTTAATATTGGTAGTGGCGGATCTGCAGCAGTTGGAGCTAACGGAGGCGGCGGCTCAACAACAAGCTTTTTGACAATAAATGCAGGAGGGGGGAGAGGAGGCTCTGTTGGCACAGCTTCAACTTCTTCGGTTATTTCCGGCACGGATGGTGGAATTGCATCTGGGGGTGATATCAATGCTATCGGATCCTTTGGAAATAGCGGCATCGTATACACTGCTACGGTAGCGCTAGGCGGTTTCGGTGGGTCAAGCAAAGTTTATCCAGGAAGTGGAGGTGTAGCTAGGGCGTCTGTTGGTGATGGCTTTGCGGCTGCTGGATATGGCTGTGGCGGGGGCGGTGCAAACTCTGGCGCATCTGGGATTTCAAGAGCCGGTGGCATTGGAACTCAAGGTTTAATCATTATTTGGGAGTACGCATAATGCCTGGAAAATACGCTCTAATCCTAGATGGTAAAGTTATCAGTTGCATCGTATGGGACGGCCCTGATGCATCACCAATGGAATTTAACGATGGCGTGACTTATGCTGTAATTGATGAGGGTACGGATATTCAGCCAGCGCCTGGCTGGAACTATGTGAGTGGAAAGTTTTCACCACCTATACCAAGCAAAGAAGAACAAAATGAAAATTATATCAGGAAGAAAGAAAGCAACGTAAGCTTGCAATTATCACTAATCAACGACGCAACACAAAAAATCAGCCCTTACCAAACTAAGCTTTTGATTGGCAGGAAACTAAATGATAAAGAGAACTCTCTGCTTAATGCATGGCTTGATTATATTGATGAGTTGAATGCAATAGATCCCAACACAGTTGATGATATTAACTGGCCAGAAATGCCATCTTGAGTCCACTCACTACTTGCAGCCCGTGCAGGCTGCAAGTATTAGCATCTATTTTCTGTGGCTGGAAACCCAACCGTATCTGAACTTGTTTTCAATGAATCTATAACTCAACTCTGCAAGTAACAAACTTCCAAAGAGAAAGAGAGCTACATGTGCGACTGACTCAAGCCAAGTGGTGCTCTTTACACCATACAAGAAAAACCTTCCCACTAAGACCAACACTATGAAGTGAGTAAGATAAATCGAATATGACCGGGATCCGATATAATCGCAAATGGCCCTAATGAATACACCACGAGCAAAGAAATTTACGTTCAAGCTTGCCAATAGCACAAAAATTCCAGATAACAGTGCGGTCAATCCGGTTTGATAAAATACTACAGGATTCGGATTGGTGAAAAATGCAAGGAAAAATGTTAACGATATGAATGTTAGAGCTGCAACCCACGCTCGATTGGGGATGTAGTCTCTAATAAAATAATTGAAATTTTTATGGTTCAAAACTGCAATTATAACACCCAGCGCAATAGCATCCGTTCTGACGGGCCACGCGAGAGGGGTTTGACTATTTAAAGTCCTCGGTATAAAAAGCTGAATCAGGAAAGCTGTAAGCATGAAAAAGCACAGTTTTTTGTTATTCATTGAAAAGAGTATTATCGGCAATAAGAGATAAAACTGATTTTCCAATGAAAGGCTCCAGTAAATGCCCAGATTCCCACACGTACCTTCTTGCCTACACATGGGGAAATACATGTTTTGAGTCTGAGTGATAGAGAAAAATGCTGACTTAAGCATATCAGATGGCGTAAGGAAGGCATGGTATTTTTCAAGAGCAAAAGAAAGAATTATCGAAACTATAATCCAGAACATGGCTGCAGGCATGAGCCTCCATATTCTTTTTATGTAGAATTGCCTTGCTTCTCTTTTAAAGCTACCCAAGTCTAATTCATTTAATTTTTTATCCAGCAAGCCTTTTGTAATAAGAAACCCAGAAACACAAAAAAACAAATCAACACCGCTGCCGAATTTACTTACACTTATCACTTTAAAGTAAAAGGAGTCTGGTGCCAGAATGCCCGGAATGTGAGCAAGTATGACGAATGCAATAGCAAGAGTTCTTAGAACCTCAATATCGTGATTTTTTTTATCCATAAATAAACATGTCTCTTGCCAAAATAAGGATATTTAAAGCTTCATTATTCGGCTTAATTTTGGGGAATTACATCATAATATTAGTAGATGATACCACCAGATGCATAAATGTCACACCTCGCTCCTATGAAAATCTAGCGAAAATACTGCCACAAAAAAAGCCCGGCGACCGGGCAATGACTCAGCCGCGCCTCTCTGAGCAAGCTACGGGATGGGTGATTTGAGATTAGTCACTTCACGCGACGCCTGCCAACTAAAAACCCTGCACCATCAACCCCTTTACAAATCTGTCAGCCGCTCCGGCTTGATCAAATCTACTGATTGATATTACTGTTTATACATACAGTGTTTATCAGAGGAGGATTTATCATGGCGAGAGAGAGTGACATACAGGCGGCGTTCATGGGCGCGATAACGAAGGACGCCCGAGGCAGGCAGATACTCACCACTGCGGCATTCCAGAAGCGGCTGGATGACGTAAACCACGTATGGACGCTGCAGGAGTGCAACAGGTGGATTCGGCGTTACCAGAACTTCTTCTTTGAGCTGGTTACCGAAGAAAGCGAGAATAAGACCTGGGCTCTCCGCAACATGGGATACGTGAGGTAACTATGGGATTTCCATCACCAGCTTCAGATTACGTAGAGCAGCGCATCGACCTGAACGATGTGCTGATGCCTCTCCGCAACAACATGATCCTGATTGAGACGCCTGATGGTTTCGTGCTGGCTGACAAGTCACTGAAGCCGGTACCGGGCGATAAGGTCGCATTCCAGATAGGCGAGTTCCCGCAACTGGGCAGATTGTTCAGTACAGGGATTATCATCTCAGACGGTGAGACGATTGACGGAGAGGGCATGGATGGGATTATCGTGCTGGGGAAAGTGACGGCCGAGGTAGTGTCTGTGTACGAGCCTCTCCGGCCTACGATTTAGCCGTAGCACACATGTAGCACAAAAAAATACCGCAAATCACCTCAAAACCACCACGACGGCAGTTTGTGACTTGCGGTATGTCTCTGTAAAACCACGCTTCAACGCACATCAACCTTACTGGCTAAATATTCAAACTGAAATTATGAATATGCAGGTTTAGTGAGCTGATTCCGCTGAACAAGGCACGCCTGCGTGGCAGTGGATTAGGGTAGTGCGTTGCCAGCATCAAGGCCGATCCCTTTGCTGAGTCTATGACCCTG